GGCGCAACTGTTTTAGATGAGGTTTTTGCCGCAGGTGATAATTTAGGTAAATTAGGTGATACTGCGATTTATCCATTCTCTCATGTCCAAACCTATGTTTATACAGCACCAAGCACCGCCACGTTAACATTTAAGACACAAGTAAAAGTAGCCGCTTCTTCTGTTGCATATTATAGATATAATGATGCGTTTATTATTCTTGAGGAGATTGAATCATGATTGGAGTTACTGAGGCACTTATCGCATTGAGGCCAAACGCTGAATGGAATTTACCAGAAGGCACTTATGAAAGCCTTGTATGGCTTGACAACAATCAAACCAAGCCAACTAAGGCAGAGGTTGATGCTAAGATAACAGAACTGCAATCGGCAGAACCATTACGTTTATTACGTGAAGAGCGCAATCGATTAATCGCTGAAACTGATTGGTGGGCATTGTCTGATTTAACAATGACCGCAGAGCAAACAGCATACCGCCAAGCATTGCGTGATATTACTAACACATACACATCACTTGATGATGTCGTGTGGCCTACTAAGCCAGAATAGGAGTAAATTATGGTAATCTACACTTGGGATTTTCCACAACTTGACACCGCACCATCCGAAGGTGCTTTGTCCGATATCGTAAAGACGATTCACTGGCGGCACTTGATTCTGCATAAAATCTAAATCATATAAATAGTTCCAGATTACAAACATTTCTGGAACTATTACTATGGCTAATCCTCGCTCAAGAACAGAACTAAAAAACTATTGCCTACGCAGATTGGGTCATCCAGTAGTTGAAATCAATATCGATGAAGATCAAATGCAAGATAGAATCGATGATGCTTTGGAGTTTTATCGTGATTATCACTTTGATGGCACAGAGAGAACATTTCTAAAGCATCAAGTCACCGCATCTGATATTACAAATGAATATATTCCCATTCCAACTACGATTACTGGTGTTATCAATCTGTTTCCAGTAGGAACAGGTCTAAATGCTAACAATCTATTCAACTTGCGTTATCAGATTACTCTGAACGAAATTTACGACTGGGCGCATTCTCAGTTTCAAAACTATGTCTCTTCTATGGAGCGTATTGCTCTTATGGAAGAAATATTTGTGGGTAAACAACCACTCAGATTTTCTCGTCATATGGACAGACTTTACATCGACATGGACTGGTCGGCTAGAGTCACAGCAGGCGAATATCTAATCATTGAAGCATATCGTGTCATTGATCCCAATACTTACACACAAGTATGGGGCGATTACTGGCTAAGACAATATACAACACAACTCTTCAAAAGACAGTGGGGTGAAAACCTCAAGAAGTTTGAAGGTATGCAGTTGCCTGGTGGTATTACATTCAATGGTCAACAAATCTGGTCAGAGGCAGATGAAGAAATCAAAAGATTAGAAGAAGAAATCGTATCTAAGTTCTCTATGCCTGTAATGGACATGATCGGATAATGACGAATGGCAACCAATCTCTACTTCAATAACTTTGAACACTACGGTCAGCAAAACTTACTTGAAGATTTAATCATTGAATCTATCAAGATATATGGCTATGACTGTTATTACATTCCAAGAACATTTGTCAAAGAGGACAATCTCTTTGGTGAAGATGTGTTGTCTAAATTTGACAATAACTTTCCTATTGAAATGTATATCAAAAATGTTGAAGGTTTTGAAGGCGAAGGCGACTTCTTGTCTAAATTTAATGTAGAGATTCGTGATGAGATTACATTTACAATTTCAAGGAGAAGATTTCATGATGAAGTTCTCTTGGATCAACTCACTCAAAAAGAAGATGGCAACAACGCTACTCGACCTCTAGAGGGTGATTTGATTTATTTCCCTCTGACAGGTGGTTTGTTTGAAATCAAGTTCGTTGAAGACGAAACAGTATTCTATCAGATGGGTGAACTTCATATGTATGATTTGAAGTGTGAACTCTTTGAATACTCACACGAAGAAATTGATACAGGTATCATTGAGATTGATGCAATTCAAGATACACACTCTTCAATCATGCAGAACTTCCAGTTACTCGATGAAAGCGGAAACATTCTTGTATTTGAACAGGGCGGCACATTAATTACTGAAGATTATAGAGTTGACAGTATCAGCACAACAGCAAACAATCAGTATATTCAAATAGAGACAACATCATCTGGTTCTCTTGGAGCATTTCTCGATTTCTCTGAACAGAATCCATTCAGTGAAGGGAGTGACTGGTAATGTTTGGTCAGTTTGATTATCATAGTGCTATTCGTAAATATATTATCATGTTTGGTAATATGTTTAATGATATTGATATTATTCGCTATAATAATGCCGGCACACCAATACAGTCAATTCGTGTGCCTATCGCATATGGTCCAAAAGAAAAGTATCTTGCTCGTTTAAGACAGAATCCAGATATTATCAGGGAAGTAGCAGTTGTTCTTCCTAGACTTGCATTTGAAATCACTGGTTTCTCATACGATTCTACAAGACAGATGAATAAACAAAACCGTATTACATCAATCGGTTCTGGTAATAACTCTCTACGATCTGGTTGGGCTCCAGCACCATACAATATTGATATTGCACTTTATGGTATGTTTGCTAATAACGAAGATGCTGTTCAAGTTGTAGAACAAATACTACCATACTTCAGACCTGAATGGACAAACTCCGTGAAGATTGTTCCTTCGCTTGGTGTATATGTTGATGTACCTACTGTTCTCACTGGTATGTCACTCGAAGATACATATGAAGCAGATTTTCAATCTCGTAGAGCAATCATATACACATTCAATTTTACTGTTAAAGGATACATTTATGGTCCTGTTACGAATAAGGGTGTCATCACTAGAACACAACTTGACTTCCATATTCCTAGCACAAACACCATCGTAAGCACAACAGATCATGAATCTTCAAGGGTCACACTAACACCTGGTCTGCTTGCAAATGGTTCACCAACAACAAACTCTACAGCAAGTGTAGCGAGAAGCACTATCAATGCAAACTCTTCATATGACTATGCATTTGATACAGAGTTCTTCTTTACAGCAAATAGTTTCTCAACTGTGGTAAGATAATATGAAAAACAATGTGAGTGAAGGTCTAGATAAAGTGTTGAACATTGAAAGTGAGTATGAAGTAATCGAAGCAGAAACTCAAACTTCAAAAAAACCAGAAGACTTTCAAGAAATAGATTCAGACTACAAATACGCTAGAGAAAATCTCTATGGCGTGATTGAAAAAGGCACAGAAGCACTTGACACTCTTATAGAACTAGCAAAAGCAAGTGAGCATCCAAGAGCGTTTGAAGTTGTATCACAACTAACCAAAACTCTTGTTGACGCAAACAAAGATTTACTAGATATACAAAAGAAAGTAAAAGACTTAAAGAAAACTGAAGAAAAAGAAGCACCAAAGAATGTGACAAATGCACTATTCGTTGGTAGCACTGCTGAACTACAAAAACTGGTGAACGGAAGGAATGAAAATGGCGGTTAGATTTACAAGCGCAGTAGTAGTAACAAAAACAACAAACAAAACCTCTATTGGTTCTAAACCATCTCTTACAAAGATGAACAAACATAAGAGAAGAGGTTTCAAAAAATATAGAGGACAAGGAAGGTAATGTTCACATACAGATGTAAAATAGTAAAAGTCGTTGACGGTGATACTGTTGATGTCGATATTGATCTTGGCTTTGGTGTATGGCTCAAAAGTGAAAGAGTTCGTCTGTATGGTATTGATACACCAGAATCAAGAACAAGAGATTTGGAAGAAAAGAAATACGGCAAAGCCGCTAAGAAGTTTCTGAAAAAAATGTGTGATGATGAATGGATGGTTCTCGAAACTGCTGAATATGACGCAAAAGGTAAGTTTGGTCGTATTCTAGGTTCACTTAGAAGAACAACAAACTACTCTGATCAAACAGTAAACGAATATATGATTGAAAAATATCACGCTGTTCCTTACTATGGTCAGTCAAAAGAAGACATTCAAGAAGCACATTTGAAAAACCGTGAGTTAGTGAACTTAGATGTCTGAAATCTATCTTGGTAATCCAAACCTAAAAAAGTCTGGAATACCACTAGAGTTTACAAAAGAGCAAATCGAAGAATATGTAAAATGCTCTAAAGATCCTGTTTATTTCGCAAAGCAATATGTAAAGATTGTGAATGTTGACAGAGGTCTGATACCTTTTGAAATGTATGACTTTCAAGAGGAGATGGTTCGCACATTCAATACCAATCGTTTCTCTATTTGTAAACTACCAAGACAGACAGGTAAATCTACTACAACTACAGCATACATTCTTTGGTTGATACTTTTCACAGATCAACAGAACATTGCTATTCTCGCAAACAAAGGTTCTCTCGCAAGAGACTTGCTAGGTAAGATTCAACTTGCGTATGAATATCTACCTAAATGGCTACAGCAAGGTGTCGTAGTATGGAACAAGGGTAATATCGAACTAGAGAACGGTTCTAAAGTAGTGGCTGCCGCTACTTCATCATCTGCTATTCGTGGTGGTTCTTACAATCTAATCTTTCTGGATGAGTTTGCGTTTGTTGGTAACAACATGGCTGAAGATTTCTTTAGTTCAGTTTATCCTACAATCTCATCTGGTCAAACAACAAAAGTTATCATTGTATCTACACCAAATGGCATGAACCACTTCTATAAGATGTGGACAGATGCAGTAGAAGATCAAAGCAAGTATGTTCCTATCGAAGTTCACTGGTCACAAGTGCCAGGTCGAGATGAGAAATGGAAACAAGAGACTATTGCTAATACCAGTGAAGAACAGTTTAGACAAGAGTTTGAGTGTGAGTTTCTTGGTTCTGCGAATACACTGATTCATCCAACAAAACTAAGAACTCTTGCTTTCAAGAGACCAGTAAGAAACTGGAATGGTGTAGATTTTTATGATGAACCACAAGAGAATCATACATATGTAATATCTGTAGATGTTGCGAGAGGTGTAGGATTAGACTATTCAGCATTTACTGTATTTGATGTAACGCAGATACCTTACAAACTAGTAGCAAAATATAGAGACAAAGAAGTATCACCACTATTATATCCAAACTATATTCATTCTGTTGCTAGAATGTTCAACGAAGCATATGTTTTAGTAGAAGTAAATGATATTGGAGGACAAGTAGCAGATATTTTACATTCAGATTTAGAGTATGAAAACTTGATTGCGACTTCAGTAAGAGGTCGTGCTGGACAACAGGTGAGTGGCGGTTTCTCATCTGGAACACAATTCGGTGTTCGCACAACAAAACAAGTAAAAAGAATAGGAACATCAAATCTAAAAGACTTGATAGAGCAAGATAAACTGATCATCGAAGACTTTGATGTGATTACTGAACTAGCAAGTTTCATTGGTAGAGGTTCATCATATGAAGCAGAAGAAGGCGCCCATGATGATTTGGTAATGACTTGTGTTCTTTTTGCTTGGTTAGTAAGACAAACATACTTCCGTGATATAACGGATGTCGATATTAGACAAAAATTATACGAAGATAAGATAAAAATGCTTGAAGACGAACAACTGCCGTTCGGAATAATCGATGATGGTCAACCAGAAGAAGGTATACTAAACGGACCTGAGGATATATCCGATTACATAAATTCCTCAAACCGTGATAGTTGGTTCTAAAAGATCGTTTTTATAAATATTGAGTAAATCAGAGATTATTTTGAATATTCTTAGAAGGAGAAATGAAAATGGCTTTTCAAGTATCACCTGGCGTAAATGTTAGTGAGATTGATCTCACAACGGTGGTGCCTGCCGTATCAACCACTACTGGTGCCCTTGCTGGACACTTCAAGTGGGGTCCGGTTGATCAGCGAGTTCTCGTTAGCACTGAAGACCAACTTGTTTCGGTTTTCAACAAACCTAACGCAAACACTGCTGATGACTTTTTTACGGCTTCAAACTTCCTTGCATATGGTAATTCACTTTATGTAACAAGGGCTGTTGCATCTGCGAATAACGCAACAACAGGCGGAACAGGCGCTTATATTAAAAATGAAGATCACTATAATGAGTCATACACAAACTCTAGCGGTCATGGCGATTGGGTAGCAAAATATCCAGGCGACATTGGTAACTCGCTAAAAGTTTCTGTATGTCACAATGCAAACGCATGGGAAAGCACAGTATCTACAAATTACTATGCAACCAGAGAATCAAAGACAGTCACACTTGCTGGTGACGGTCAGAGTACCTCAAACACAGAAACACAGTTTATCGTTGGTGATATTCTTCTACTAGGTCCTGATAAAGAGCCTAGAAAGATTGCTTCACTTTCCGGTAACACAATTACACTTACATCAAAGTATCAAGGCAACACAGTTTCAAACTATTCACCATCACTAACTCGTAGATGGGAATACTTTTCTAACTTTGATCGTGCGCCTACAACAACAACTTATGCTAACACAGTCAACTCACAAGGCGATGCAATTCATGTCGCTATCGTTGATGAAGATGGTGTAATCACAGGCTCATCTGGAACTCTACTAGAGAGATATGAAAATGTTTCTCAAGCACCGGATGCTAAAGGTCCTCAAGGCGACACACTATACTACAAAGATGTGATTAACAACCAATCACAGTGGGTATGGTGGGGCGCACACAACAGTAACATGAGCAAGGCTGGCACAAGAGCAGACTTGACAAATAATGGTACTGCTGGTTCTGGTACAAATTATCCAGGCAATGACCTGCCTCGTTCAAACAGCATGACTAAAGGTAAAGACGGTTCTGCTTCAGATGCCGCTTACATTAGTGCATACAATTACTTTAAAGATGCTGATACAGTGGATGTTTCACTTGTTCTTGGCTCAGGCTCAAGCTCAACTGTTGCTATTCACATCATCAACAACATCGCAGAACATAGAAAAGATTGTGTAGCAGTCATTTCACCAGAAAGAGCAGATGTTGTCAACAATGATACCTATGACGGTAAAGAAAGAGATGACATTCTCTCATTCAGAGATACACTACCATCTTCTTCTTATGCAGTTATGGATTCTGGTTGGAAGTATCAGTATGACAAATACAACGATGTTTACCGCTATGTTCCTCTTAACGGTGACACCGCTGGTCTAATGGTTCAAACAGACTTGACAAGAGACCCATGGTATTCACCTGCCGGCTTCAATCGTGGTAATGTCAAGAATGTTATCAAACTTGCTTACAATCCAAGCAAAGCAGATCGGGATGAACTTTACAAGAAGGGTGTCAATCCAGTTGTAACATTCCCAGGTCAAGGAACAGTTCTGTTTGGTGATAAGACAATGCTTGATCAACCAAGCGCATTTGACCGCATCAATGTTCGCAGACTGTTCATTGTTCTTGAGAAAGCAATTAGCACTGCCGCTAAGTTCACTCTCTTTGAGTTCAATGATGAGTTCACTCGCTCACAGTTCAAGAACTTGGTTGAACCTTTCCTCAGAGATGTTCAAGGTCGTAGAGGTCTAACAGACTTCCAAGTTGTCTGTGATGGAACAAACAACACTGGCGAAGTCATTGATAGAAACGAGTTTGTGGGTGACATTTATGTCAAGCCTGCTCGTTCCATCAACTTTATCCAGTTGAACTTTGTTGCTGTAAGAACTGGCGTAGAATTTTCAGAAATCGTTGGTAGAGCAACATAAATAAAGGTAAACAGGAGAAAAGACAATGGCTTTTAATGTAAACGAATTTTCAGGCGCCCTAACAAGTGGCGGTGCTAGAAATTCACTGTTTCAAGTGCAAATCACGAATCCGATTAACGGTGTCGCTGATGTTCAAGTTCCTTTTCTCTGCAAAGCCGCTCAAATTCCAGCCGCTACTTTAGGTGTAGTCGAAGTTCCTTACTTCGGCCGCACCGTAAAGATTGCTGGTAACAGAACTTTTGCAGAGTGGGCACCTACAATTATCAACGATGAAGATTTTGCCATTCGTAATGCGATGGAACAGTGGTCTAATAGCATCAATTCTTTCCAAGGTAACCTAAGAACAACTGGCGGCTCTGCGCCTGCTTTGTATAAAGCAAACGCTCAAGTCATTCAGTATTCTCAGACAGGTGAAATCCTTAGAGAGTATAACTTCGTGGGTATCTTCCCAACTGAAGTCAGCACTATCGATCTTGCATGGGAAACTGAAGGCATTCAAGAATACACTGTCACTTTCCAGTATGACTATTGGGAAGTATCTGGCGGCTCAACCGGCAACGCCGGCGGCATCTAAAATCCGTTTTTAGTTATGTTGGGGATGCCTATAAATACTATACAGGCATCCCCTATTTTTCATTGAGGATACAAAATGGCAGTAAATCTATTCGGTTTCAAAATTGGTAGAAATGTTGACGAGAAACAACTCGACAATCTACCTTCATTCGTACCACCAGCACAAGATGATGGTAGCATCACTGTTGCTGAAGGCGGTGCGTTTGGCACAACCGTAGACTTAGACAATACAGTAAAAAATGAAGCACAACTCATCACAAAATATCGTGAGATGTCTCAACAGCCTGAGGCTGAAAGAGCAATTGATGATATTGTAAATGAGGCTATCGTTGGTGATGATACACAAGCACCTCTTGAAATTGTGCTTGATGATGTTGAACAACCAGAATCAATCAAAAAGAAAATTCGTGAAGAGTTTGATTATATTCTCAAGTTGATGAAATTCAACTATAGAGGATATGATATCTTTAAGAACTGGTATGTAGATGGTAGACTATACTACCATATCATTATCGATGTCAAAAATCCTAGACTAGGTATCAAAGAACTTAGACATATTGATCCAAGAAAAATCAAAAAAGTTCGTAAAGAAAAGCGTGATGCAAATCGTAGACTAGACGAAGAGACTCTTCTCAAAAAATATGATGAGTATTTCGTGTATCAATCAAAAGGTATCACAGCAGAAGGTAACGGTCTAAAGATTGCTACAGATTCAATCGCATACTGCCATAGCGGCCTTTTAGATCAAAAGAATTACACAGTTTTATCACATCTTCACAAAGCAATGAAACCACTTAATCAGTTGAGAATGCTTGAAGATGCGACAGTCATTTATCGTCTGGCTCGTGCGCCAGAGCGTAGAATTTTCTATATCGATGTTGGTAACTTACCCAAAGCGAAAGCAGAACAATATCTGCGTGACATGATGGTCAAGCACAAGAACAAACTTGTGTATGATGCAAATACAGGTGAAGTAAGAGATGATCGTAAGTTTCTTACTATGCTTGAAGACTACTGGCTACCTCGTAGAGAGGGAGGGAGAGGCACAGAGATCACTACATTACCTGGCGGTCAAAATCTAGGTGAAATGGAAGATGTGAACTACTTCAAGAATAAACTCTATGAAGCACTGAATGTTCCTACTACTAGATTACAGGCTGATGGCGCATTTAATCTTGGTCGTGCATCAGAAATCACAAGGGATGAACTGAAGTTCTCTCGTTTTGTAAATCGTTTGAGAACTCGTTTTGCTGAAATCTTTCATATTCTACTTGAAAGACAACTTCTACTCAAAGGTGTGATCACCGCCGCAGAGTGGAAAGAAATGCAAGACAAGATTCATTATGATTTCATAGAAGACAATCACTTTGCTGAATTAAAAGATAGTGAAATTCTAGAAAACAGATTGCGTCTTCTACAGGATGTTGATCAATACACTGGTAAGTATTTCTCTACTGTTTGGATTCAAAAGAATGTTCTCAGACAAACTGAAGAAGAGATTGAAGAAATCAAAAAAGAGATTGAAGACGAAGGCGGTGGTGAGATTGAAGGTGATGAAGATGAATTTATGTAATTCAGTTGTATTATTTTATAAATAGATGAATAGGAGATAAATATGTCAGACTACACAACAAGAGATGCAGTAGAATTTGCTTTTGATGGTAATACTGCGAAGTTCAAAGACGCTATCAACAGCATCATGGCTGATAAAGTTTCTGATGCTATCGAACTAAAGCGAGTCGAAGTAGCATCTCAATTTATGTCTGCACACTCAGACGAAGGGGATATCGATGTCCAAGATCCAGAAGTTTAAGACTTTCCTTGAAGCAAGCGCCGCTGACTTGACGCCTGTTAAAAAGGATGAAGATGAGAAAGAACTAAAGCCTCGTTCTAAGGGCGAGAAAGATTTTGCTGACGCTCACACAACTGAGACTGAGCCTCATCCGACTGCTGATCCATCTGTTCACAATGGTTCTACACAACCAACATCACCAAAAGGTTCTGATGCTGGTGAAAAAGAAATCATCAAATCGGGCACTGATCTGAAAGAACCACAAGGTGGTGGTGATTCCAAACGATCTGCTGATAAGAAGCAAGGTGATATGACACCTGTAAATCCTATCAAAGAAGCAAAGCAGACTAAAGAAGAAGATGAGCCTGAAGATGATGATGAAGACGAGGATGACGATGACGAAGACGAAGACGAGGATGAAGACGATGAAGAACTTGAAGAGGGTGTAATGGATACTCTCAGAAAGATCGTCAAAGATAAGCAGATGCAACAAGTCAAGTTCGAGAACGGTAAGAAAATGCGTATCGATCTAACAACTGCAAGTGCTATCGTCAATGCTTTCGACAAAAGAATTAAAAACGCATCAACTAAGGAAAAGTTTGCCGCCGCTATTGAGAAAGACGAAAACTCTTTCATGAAGATGATGGACTTGGCACTTGGAGGTAAATAATGGCTATCAAAGTTTTAGCGAATACTGTTGCTTTTACTACATCTGCAAATAATGTATATAATGCTACTGCTGTTCGTATTACAAACGACAATACTGCTAGAACTATTGTAATAGCAAATACTGCCGATCCCGTAGAATCTGGACAGCATGGTAATTATGCTGGTGGTCAAGTATCAATTCGTCTTAACGCAAATGAAGTTGTTACTGTTCGTAAAAGACCACAGGATACAATCACTGCCGCAGTTGGTGTATACGGAACTAAAGTAGCGGAGATTGCAACATGAGCCTAAAACTTATTTGCGAAGTCAACGAAGATATTAACTATATCACAGAAGCAAAAGACGATAGCGGTAAGAAGTCATACTTCATCGAAGGCGTCTTCATGCAAGGCGATATCAAGAATCGTAACGGTCGTGTATATCCAGCAGAAACTCTCGCAAAAGAAGTTGCTAGATATAACAAAGAATATGTCGAAAAGAAAAGAGCATATGGTGAACTAGGTCATCCTCAAGGTCCAACAATCAACCTTGAGAGAGTTTCACACATGATTACTGAACTGAAACAAGATGGTTCAAACTTCATGGGTAAAGCAAAGATTATGACAGAAACACCATATGGAGCAATTGTCAAGTCCTTGATGGACGAAGGCGCACAACTTGGAGTATCAAGTCGTGGTATGGGTAGTCTCAAGGCTGGTAAGTCCGGCGCACAAGAAGTGCAAAAAGATTTCTATCTTGCTACTGCCGCTGACATTGTTGCAGACCCCTCTGCTCCTGATGCATTTGTAAATGGTATCATGGAAAGTAAAGAATGGGTTTGGGATAATGGAGTAATCAGAGAAGCCACTATCGCTGATTATGAAACAGAAATCAAAAAGGCTTCCAAGTCTGATTTAGAGAGTGTAAAACTCAAAGTTTTTGAGGATTTTCTCTCAAGATTGTAATTTTATAAATAGAATGTAAATGAGTAATTATCTGATAAAGGAGACTCACAATGTCCGATAAAGAACTAGATATGCAAGAGGAAGATATCCTCGAAGCAGTAGTTGAGGACGCTGAAGAACTTGATGAAGCCAAGAAATCTGTAAAAGAATTTAAGGCTGACGATAATCAATCGGAAGTTCCAAATGCTACTACTGCTAAGACAGATGAAAAGCCGAAGGGTAAAGGCGAATCAATGCCTAAGACTAAAATCGGTATGATCAACGCTATGGTTGATGCCATGAAAGCCGAAAAGAAAGACGACCTTATGGCCGCTTACGGTAAAATGATGGCCGCTATGCATCCAGGCGATGACGAAGAAGAAGCCGAAGAAGGTATGCATCCTAAAAAGGAAATGAAGAAAGAGAGCAAAAGAGTTACTAAAGAAGATATCGATGTATCTGACGATGTACAGGCTCTATTCGGTGACGAAGAACTTTCTGAAGAGTTCAAGGATAAAGCAACAACTATCTTTGAAGCCGCTGTTCTTTCAAAGATCAACGAAGTTCTATAAACTGCTGATGTTGATCTCGCTTCTGATCTTGAAGCGGAAAAAGAAACAATGATGGAAGACCTAACCACTAAACTAGACGACTACCTTGAGTATGTTGCTGAAGAGTGGATGAAAGAAAACGAACTCGCTGTAGAAAAAGGTATTCGTGCAGAAATCGTTGAGAACTTCATGCAAGGTCTACGCAATCTATTCGCTGAAAACTACATTGACATTCCAGAAGAGAAGGTCGATCTTGTAGATGAACTTGCTTCTAAAGTTGAAGAGCTTGAACAGTCTGTCAACGAAGAAGTTGAGCGTAATATCGAAATCAAAAAAGAACTTGTTGAGATGAAGAAAGACAAAGCACTTTCAGTAGTGTGTAAAGGTCTTACCGACTCACAAGTTGAAAAGATGAAGTCTCTAGCAGAAGGTGTTGACTTTGACGAAGACACCTATAGTGAAAAACTAGCGACAATCAAAGAAAACTACTTCCCTGCTGAAGAAGTTGTTGAAAGTGATGCAACTGATGAAGAACCTCTCGAAATCGAAGAAGAGGCTCATGAAGTGACAGGCTCAATGGCTGCTTACACACAAGCCATTTCAAGAAGCATCAAAAAGTAATAATTTATAAATATTGTAATAAAGGCTGATAGTTTACTAAAGGAGAAACTAAAATGTATCAATCTGATGAACTTCAAAAGAAGTGGCAGCCAGTTCTTGAACACGCCGACCTTGAGCCAATCAAGGACGCACACAAGAGAGCCGTTACTGCTACACTTCTAGAAAACCAAGAGCGTTCTGCCCGTGAGCAAGCTCAGGGTTCTGGTGGTTACAATGCTCCAACACTTCTTGGTGAAGCCGCACCTGCTAACGCAATGGGCGCATCTTCTTCCACAGCAAGTGCAGGTAGCGTTGATATCTACGATCCAGTGCTTATCTCACTAGTTCGCCGCTCTATGCCGAACCTAATCGCTTATGACATTGCTGGTGTCCAGCCAATGACAGGCCCAACTGGTCTTATCTTTGCGATGCGTTCACGCTACTCAAGCCAGACTGGCACAGAAGCAATGTTCAATGAAGCAAATACTTCATTCTCTGCTCTTGCATCTGGTAACACTTCACACCAGTTTGGTGTTGCTAACGGTGCGCTTGGCACAACACAGGCCGGCACTGATCCTGCTGATCGTGCTTCTGGTTCTGGTTATACCGTTCACACAGGTATGTCAACCTCACTCGCTGAAGCACTCGGTGATTCAAGCACTAACAAGTTCAACGAAATGGCTTTCTCAATTGAGAAGGTTTCTGTTACTGCCGTTAGCCGTGCGCTAAAAGCAGAATACACAATGGAACTTGCACAAGACCTTAAAGCAATCCACGGTCTTGACGCTGAAACAGAATTGTCAAACATCCTATCTGCTGAAATCCTTGCTGAAATCAACAGAGAAGTTGTTCGCACAATCAACTACTCAGCCGTTCCTGGCGCAACAGTCAATACCACAACTTCTGGTACTTTCGATCTTGACACTGACTCAAATGGCCGCTGGTCTGTTGAAAAGTTCAAGGGTCTTATGTTCCAGATTGAGCGTGATGCTAACGAACTCGCAAAAGCAACTCGCCGTGGTAAGGGTAATGTCATGATCTGTTCTTCTGATGTCGCTTCTGCGATGCAGATGGCCGGCGTTCTTGACTACACACCTGCACTGAACAACAACCTACAAGTTGACGACACAGGCAACACATTCGCTGGTGTTCTAAACGGTCGCATCCGTGTCTACATCGACCCATACTTCTCAGATGCAACCAACAACTACTACACACTCGGCTACAAAGGCTCTAGCGCATTTGACGCTGGTCTCTTCTACTGCCCATATGTTCCACTACAGATGGTTCGTGCAGTTGGTGAGAACACCTTCCAGCCGAAGATTGGCTTCAAGACCCGCTACGGTATTGTTGCTAACCCATTCGCCACTAACGATGGTAACGGCATCGCCGCTCGCCTCGGTAGCGGTGACGGTAACATCTACTACCGTTTGGTCAAAGTCACAAACCTCATGTAATAATGAGAGTTGGGCTAACCAACCAAAACACAAAACTGAGGGGCGTTCATTCGCCCCTCTTTTTTTGCTTATAAATATGTAAGCAAGGAGAATAATATAATGGCTCTACAAAGCACACAACCAGATAACATGAGTTTTCTATCACCTACAGGTTTTAGATTTCAAATTCAAAAGATTCCTCATGTCAACTATTTCTGCACTGCCGCCAATATTCCAGATATTGGTATGGGACAGTTAGAGCAAGACAACACTTTCATTCGTCTACCGATTCCTGGTGATAAGTTGACATTTGGTCAATTGCAGTTGACATTTCAGGTTGATGAAGATATGAGAAATTTTCGTGAGATTTATGATTGGCTGACAGGACTAGGTTATCCAGATAACTTTCAGCAAAGAGCCGGTCTTCAAAGAACACTACAGCAAAACTCAACTAGCACAAATAGACAATACTCTGATGCGAGTTTGATTATCACTACAGCACAATACAAACCAAATATCGATATCAAGTTTATTGATGCATATCCAATCACCCTTGGCGCACTAGAATTTAATACAACATCATCTGATATTGAATATCTACAAGGTCAGGTTACTTTTGCATACAGAAAATATGAGTTGACAACTATCGCCTAGTGTGATATACTATAAGATACAGTATAAATCTATGTAATGAATGGAAAATTATATAATGAAAATTGAAGATATCACATCTGAATGGGATAAAGACTGTAAACTAGATGAAACGGAACTTGGTGCTGAATCAGCAAAGATTCCTTCATTGCATAATAAATACCTAAAGATATTCATGAGTGAACGCTTACGTCTGATTCAAATGAAATCAGAAATGAGAAAGATGCGTAGAGTTTTGCTTGAGTATTATCTTGGAGAACTTGATCAACAAGAGTTACAAGAACTTGGTCGTGATCAGTTCTACAAGAAACTATTGAAGAATGAAGTTGATTTATATATTGATAGTGATGATATGCTAACAGAGATAAGCCTAAAGGTTGCTCTACAACAAGAGAAAGTAGACTATCTCGAATCCATAATCAAAAGTATAAACAACAGAGGTTTTCAGATCAAAAATGCAATCGAATGGAACAGATTCATCACTGGGTGAATCAGGTCTATCTTTAGATGATAGAGTAGATTTACTGAAGTTCAGAATAGCAAAGTTTAGAAGAGAACACGCTTGGTTATGGGAATCGAAACAAAAAGAGACAGTGAAAGAACCAGAGAAACCATCACAGTCGAAAGAGTCAACGAAGTCTACATCAAACTTGGATGCGATAAGGGCACGGCTCAAGAAATAAGCGACTACTTTACTTTTGAAGTGCCTGGCGCTAAGTTTATGCCAGCGTATCGCAACAAGTATTGGGATGGTAAGATTCGTTTATTCAATGTAAACACTCGACAAATCTACGCTGGTCTTCACAAACATATAGAACAGTTCTGTGAAGAGAGAGATTATACGCTAGAAGGTATAAATGATCTTTATACGCTAGACAGTATATCTACAATCGAAGCAGAAGAACACTTCTCTTCTCTCCCAATCAAACCAAGAGACTATCAGATCGGCGCATTCGCACACGCAATACGCACCAGTAGAGCCATGATTCTCTCGCCTACGGCGAGTGGTAAATCCCTCATCATTTATATGTTATGTAAATATTTGAGTGGTAGAAAGTTGATTATTGTTCCTACCACCTCATTGGTATACCAGATGAATACTGATTTTCTAGAATATTCTGAGAATCAACATAATCATTCTACACATCTTATCATGTCTGGTCAAGACAAAAATGCTGATGCGGAGATTTTTATCTCGACATGGCAGTCAATCTACAAGATGCCAAAGAAGTGGTTTAATCAGTTTGATGTGGTCATAGGTGACGAAGCACACCTCTTCAAAGCACAATCTCTCACAAGCATCATGATAAAACTAGAGAACTGTAAGTATCGCTTTGGTTTTACAGGAACACTAGACGGCACACAGACACACAGACTTGTATTAGAAGGTTTATTTGGACCTGTGATGAGAGTGATTACCACAAAAGAACTGATGGATAACAACAATGTCGCTGATCTAAGAATCAAAGGATTGGTTCTGAAATACTCTGAAGCAACCTGTAAAGCAATGGCTAAAGCAGACTATCGATCAGAGATTGACTTTCTGATTTCAAATGAAGAACGAAATAAGTTCATAAAAAACTTGACATTGAGCCGAAAAGGTAATACACTGTTACTTTATCAAATGGTAGAGAAGCACGGTCAAGTGCTTTATGACATCATAAATAGTAGTGTTACAGATAGAAAAGTTTTCTTTGTTCATGGAAAGGTGAGTGCAGATGAAAGAGAGTTGGTTAGAGAGATTACAGAAAAAGAGTCGGATGCGATTATCATCGCTTCTTACGGAACTTTCTCAACGGGCATCAATATACGAAACTTACACAATATTATTTTTGCTTCTCCTTCTAAATCTCGTATCAGGAACTTACAGTCGATAGGCAGAGGACTGAGAAAAGGTGATAATAAAGATTCTGCTACACTCTATGATATAGCAGATGATCTTTCATACAAATCTTGGCATAACTACACTCTCAAACATTTTGCTGTTCGTGTGAAGATGTATAACGAAGAAGAGTTCGAGTACAAGATTTACAACATAAGGATAAAGGATGAATCACAGTCTAATCAAACTCCTGAACGGAGAAACAATAGTTTGTTCGATAGTGAATGAAACAGAGACACATCTGACTGTTGCTGATCCCTTGAAACTGGAGATAATAAATCATCAGGGTGTTCCATCAATGATGACAACTTATTGGATACCTTTACCTGATGAAGAATTAAGAGTTGACATTC